TGAATCTGCACAAGACGCACAAGCCATGCATGGCATTGACGTTGAAGCAGAAATCATGGCTGCATTGGCTCAAGAAATTACAGCTGAAATCGATCAAGAGATTCTTTTATCCTTGAGTACATTGGCTGCAACTGAGTACACATACAACCAAGCTACAGTATCTGGTACAGCTACATTCGTTGGTGACGAACATGCCGCATTGGCAGTTTTGATCAACCGTGTTGCTAACTTGATCGCTCAGCGTACACGTCGTGGTGCAGGTAACTACGCTGTTGTATCACCAGCAAGTTTGACAGTATTGCAATCAGCAACAACTAGTGCTTTTGCTCGCACAACAGAAGGCACATTCGAAGCTCCTACAAACACCAAGTTTGTTGGTACATTGAATGGCGCAATGCGTGTGTTTGTAAACAGCTATGCCCAAGATACACAACCAGTTTTGGTTGGTTACAAAGGCTCTAGTGAAGCTGACGCACCTGCGTTCTACTGCCCATACATCCCATTGATGAGCAGTGGCGTTGTGTTGGATCCGTCAACATTCGAACCAGTCGTATCATTTATGACACGTTACGGGTTTGTCGAACTCACTAACACGGCCAGTTCTTTCGGGAATGCCGCCGACTACGTTGGTGAAATCGCAGTACAAAATTTATCATTCTCCTAATCAGAGAGTTATACATTTACTACCCAGGGATGGGAAGTGCAGGAAAGCGCCGAAAGGCGCTTTTTTGTTGACCAAATTATTTGACAAAAGGTATGTTTTGAGTGTATTATGTTTAGTAATGCAACAGACTATACTAAATAAAAGTATGAAACACTTTATATACAAAACAACTCATACAAACGGCAAATACTATATTGGAAGGCATAGTACAGAAAATATCAACGATGGCTATATAGGATCGGGTATGTGGCCATTATCTATAAAAGATAAGTCTACATTGACTCGAGAAATACTAGAATATGCTGAGTCTGTTGAACAAGTAAAAGAACTTGAAGGGCAGTACTTAGCAGAACATTATGGCAAACCGGGTTGTATGAATAGGACCGCAGATCCAATTGGATTTGATTCAGATAATAACCCTATGAAAGATCCAACTATTGTAACAAAAATTGCCGGAGACAATCACTGGACTCGAACAGATCCATTAGCAGGCAATAAGTTACGAGTACAACAGCAAAAACTTATTGATAAAGGCAACCACCATTTTGTTGGAGATAGTAATCCAAACAAAGATGGTCGCAATGCTAAAACAGCAATGGCCAATGGTACGCATGTCAACTTAACTAACAATCCAAGTATATGGCGTAGTGAAGCAGGTATACACCACTGGCAAGATGGAAAAAGCCCAAACGCTGGCGGCAAGTTAAACAAAAAGCTAGTAGAGGAAGGAACTCATAACTTCTTAGGCCCTGAATTAAATCAACGACGTATCAAAGAAGGAACTCATAACTTCCTAGGATCAAAAGGAAATGCAGATAGACTTGCCGCCGGCAACCATCCAAGCCAAATGAAAAAAACATGCGAACATTGTGGAAAAACTGCAAGTGTATCGATGTACGCTCGCTGGCACGGAGCAAACTGTCGGCACCGATAAATATTAGCATGATAATAGGAATTCAATTTGGTAGTTTTGCCCCAACAGTTAACCCAGCCAGTCTAGTGGGTGTACCAACCGGATATCATACTCCTGTAAGTCAACCAATCGTTCCTGTACATATTCAACAGGTTAAAATAGATGGTTAATACTACCAGCCTTAGATTTTAAACCAGGTTAGGTACTGGTGTATTTTGTCTGTAACTGCGACCCAGTCATCCTGTCTAGGTTGTCTAAATAGTCTAGCACTGGGGTACCATGGATTGTCATCACGATTCAACAACCAGCGCCAATCTAAAGCAAACCAATTCAGCATGACCCAGACGGGCCGACCCAGGGCACCGGCTAAGTGTGCTACAGCAGTGTCAACACTTAGGACAACATCAAGATTTGTGATCAGGGCAGCCGAATCAGCAAATGAGCGTATTTGTCCAGGAAAACAGTGAACTCCTGCAGCCACTAATAGGGCTTGATCTTCTGTGCTACAATCTGCCTGTAAGTTATACCAATCGTAGGTAGGATTACGTTCAATCAACGCTAACATATATTTGATAGGCATCCCCTTGTGTTGATTCAACCAGGAATCCGGGCGACCAGACCAACAAAAGCCCACACGTAGTCGAGTCTTGAGACCAAGGTTGGCTCGCCAAGCTGTGGTCAATGACGCACTGGCACCAAGATATTGTAGGTTGTTGGGAATAGTGTCGACTCGAGTGCCTAAGACTTCTGGTAAAGCCATCATGGGAATCCAGTAGTCAAATTCTGGCAATGGCTGGCCGTTGGTGGATACTACAACATCCTGGCATATAGGACTTTGTTCAAACAGGGGTACCAAGCCCTCGGTCACATGTATAGCAACACGGGCTCCACGATCTTTGACTGTTTGTATAAAACGTCCAAACATGATGATATCGCCGTGCCCTTGTTCGCCAACTAGGAACACAGTTTTACCTTGTACATCTTCTCCGCGCCAACGCGGTTGTGTAAAGTTGGGCAACAGGCCTTTGAGATGCTCGTAGTTCCAGCGATTTTCATATTCGGGCCACCCTTGTTCGTAGTTGCCAGCTAGTAAGTAGGCCACTGCCAGATTAAATTTAGCTGTTATGTTTGCAGGATCCAACTGTATGGCTCTTTGCAGGAAAGGAATAGCCGCTTCGGGCTCGCCGCACTCACGTAGCACGTTGCCGTAGTTGTTGAAGGCTCCAGCAGAATGGCGGTCTTGTGTGAAGGCCTGTGCATAATAGTTCAAGGCTTCTTCGGGGCGACGTTCTTCACGGCATTGATTTCCGTGAGCAATTAATAGTTCTGTGTGCATGAATCATATTTAATTCAATGCACAATCGCCAGATTATTTAGGTTCTGCTAAATACTTGTCAACGCAATACTGCGTTTTATGCGGAAGACTAAACCCTACCGCGTAGTGGGCTAGAACCCGCATCGGACTTCTTTAAGGAGAAAACAAAATGGGACGTCCTCTTAAAATTCAAAAAATTATATCTTCTGGTAATCCAGGCGTAGATAACGGCTTTAACGCACTTGTAAGTTTAACTAATCCTACATTGCCAAGCAATGTATGGACTGGCACAGAATATCTTGGAGTAGTTGGCGGTACTGAGCCTCCTACAGTGGCCAATGCCAGTTACCCAATTGTTAAGTGCGAAGTATATGTCGCTAACAGTTATAGTGGTCAAACACCTGGACAAATTATTCGTCAAAAGGGCTCACGCAAGTTCATGGTTGCAACTACAACAGCAATTGATCCAGCCAACGCAGTAGTTGGTGTGTCTTTGCGTATTGCTGTGGTCGGCAATACCAATTGGACAGCAATGGGTGCTCCAGCAGGTTACGGAATTGGTACAATATTCACACCAACAGCAGCCGCTGGTGCAGGTACAACAGGTACAGCACAAGAAGTTGGTACATGTGTATTGACCAGCGATTTAACACCGACTGCAGGCAACATGAGTATCAGTTATTTCAGTAACGATAGTACAGAAACAGCAATCAGTAAGTTGACCAACAAGTTCCTCCAGAACTTTGCTGGCGGCGAAACTGGTGGCAATGCCAACACAGGTGATGTTTGGAATCCTGACCAAGTTGTTAACAACGTAGAGTTTGCTGCTAACTTCTTCAGTGATGAAGGTACAACAGCTAAATCTGGTGCTGAAGTTGACACATGGGGCACAAACGGTTCAGAGCAACTGGCCACAGGTGCTTTAGATTTAGGCATTGTAGAAAATTACACATCATAATTTGTAATTTTATTTGATCTAAAATCCCCACAATAAGTACTGTGGGGATTTTTTTATGACTATAGCATTTGTGTTGGGCAACGGCATTAGCCGCAAAGATGTCAGCATACCATACTTGAAACAGTGTGGTCGTGTGTATGGGTGCAATGCCTTGTACAGAGAACACACTCCTGATGTGCTGGTGGCCACAGACCGACCCATTGCTTTGCAAATACAAAATTCAGGTTACCCAAAACAACACGAATTTTACACAAGAAAACCCTTGAAAGATTCCGGAGCACGTCCAGTACCCAAAGAGTATCATGGTTACAGTTCTGGCCCTATAGCAGTGAGCCTGGCCGCTCTGGCCCAGCATTGGCAGATATACATGATAGGATTTGACATGGGTCCTACTGCGGATAATTTGTTTAATAACATGTATGCCAACACAGAATTTTATAAAACCAGTCAACATCCGCCTACTTTCACTGGAAATTGGGTCAAGCAATTAATTCATATTATGAAGGATTTCCCACAGACAAGATTTTATCGTATTGCAGGCCCTACTACCGCGGAAATTACTGAATTTATGCAGGTTAAAAATCTTGAACATCAAGACTTGGCAGGCTTCTTAAACCGCATAAATAATCAAAAGGACCTTTAGCATGACCACATACAAGAATACCAGCGGAAATTATACTATTACCATTGCAGATGGTACGGGTAACATGACCGTCAACGGTAACTTAAATGTAGCTGGTAATGTAACTTATATTGATGTAACTGAATTGATTATTCAGGATCCATTTATCACCCTAAACGCCAGTAACAGCAACGTATATCTGTCAAACTCTGGTGTGTTAACACATATTACCAGTTCATTGTATGCAGGTATTCGTTACAACACAACATCCACTTATTGGGAACTCAGCAATAACACTACCAATGGTACTGATGGAACCTGGACTATCATAGCCTCTGGCAATATTAATGCAGCTGGATCAAACACTCAGGTTCAGTTCAATGACAACAACAATTTTGGTGCCAGTGCCAATTTATCATTTGACAAATCAAATAGCCAGTTGTTCTTACAAGGACATCTGGGCCTAGGAAATATTGGCGCTACTCCACTTGCTGTGTCCAATGCCACTGTGATGTACAGCAACACCGTTGGTGATGGCGGCACAGGTGTGTATGTTAAATCTAGTTCGGTTGACAGTGAATTAGTCAGCAACTACAAAGCCATCGTCTATGGCATTATATTTTAAGGAAAAATTATGAGCATTTCAACAGCCAATGTAACATCAGCCGGTAATATCGTTTATACTAGTTCAGGCAATACCGCTGTTACTTTTTTAAGTTTATGCAACTACGGTGCTGGAAATTTGACAGCCAATGTTTATGTGGTACCCAACGGAAGTTCAGTTGCTAACAGCACACTCACAATAGCATCATTGCAATTAACATCATTGGACACTTACCAATTTTATAACGCCAGTGAAAAATTATTATTGAGCAGTGGCGATACTATCTCGGTTCAGGCCTCAGGAAACACAGTAACAGCCGTGGTGTCTTATACTCCAATTTAATGGGTTACTTTGTTAAAAATCGCCAACTTCAGTCTGGCAGTACAGGTGTAATTTTACCCACTGGCAGTACTATTCAACGACCAAACAATCCAGTGTTTGGCCTGATTCGTTACAACACTGATTCGGGACTGATAGAATTTTTTAACGGAGTAATATTTCAATCACTGAGTGCATCAGGTGGTATTACCTACACTGTAGACACATTCACAGGCGACGGTAGTACAACCAATTTTACAATGACCACAGCAGAAAGTACCGCACAAGACATCATGGTATTTGTTGGTTCAATTTATCAAGAACCAACTTTGTCATACACAGTGTCTGGTACACTCGTTATTAGCTTCACATCGGCTCCGCCAAATGATGTACCTATCAACGTAATTCACACTAACTCTTAATGGAATAAACAATGGCTATCAATTACGTTAAGGGACAAATATTAGCAAGCTCACTTGAACGTGATGGCAACAATCTAGCCATCACCAATACTGCCAATACCACCCCGGTCCTGTACATTGATATTGCCAACAGTCGTGTGGGTATTAATACTGCCACACCTAATGTGGCCCTGGATATTATTGGCAACGTAAATCTCAGCAACGTTGGCAGTCAAACTGCCAATGCCAACATAAACATCACTGCTGATGGCACAGGTTATGTTAACATAACACCTAATTTAAGTGTGTTGGGCAATGTCACAGCACAAAACTTTTATGGTAATATTGCCAACACAGCCAATGTTACAACCAGCGCCAACATTATCTACGTAGCCACCAATGGCAACGACAGCAACAACGGTTCAATCACAGCACCGTACTTGACAATCAAAGCTGCACTGACAGCGGCTGCCGCAGGAAATATTTCGGTTCATGTGGCTCCGGGCACTTATACCGAAGCAAATCCAATAACTATTCCTGCCAATGTGGCTTTGATGGGCGACAACTTAAGAAACGTCACGGTGATTCCAGCAACACCTGCTGATGATTTATTTTATATGACCAATGGTTGTTATGTTTGGGGCATTACAATTAAAGGATATACAGCCAACGGATTCAGTTACGATCCATCCACCGTAACCACAGCTTATGTTAGTCCTTATATACAGAACTTAACATCAAGTACTACCACAGGCACAGCGGTTTATATTGATGGTAGTAAATGTAACGGAACCAAGGCCATGATTGTGGGTTTCTTTACAATTATTAATCGTGGCGGTAAGGGTATACATCTTGTAAATTCTGCTTATAGTCAATTGGTTAACATTTATACCATTGCCTGCGACATAGGAATACAGGTCGAGTCTGGTGGATTCTGCACCCTAAACGGCAGTGATTGCAGTATTGGTAATTATGGACTTGTGGCCGACGGCTACGGACCACTACAAACTTCTGGTGACACTGTGGGTTATAGCATACAAGGATCGTTTGTTATTGATAATTTTTCCAACGGAACCCCACATGTTAACACCGTCATGGTCATCGACGGAGATCCAGAATACTATACCATTGACACGATTATTCCAGTAAACGCAACCACCAGCAATGTGATTATACAAGAAACCTACGTGTCTAATCTTGCTCCGGGCACTGGCATTAGTTTTTATACTCGCAGTAGTATTATTGCTTCCGCACATACTTTTGAGTATGTGGGTGCCGGCACAAACCCAGCCACAGCCTTGCCACAGTACGGTGGTATTCCTATAGAAGCCAACGAAGTTATACAGACCAACGGAGGTGTGGTAACTTACACCAGTACCGACCAAAAGGGTAATTTTAAAGTGGGTAGTCAGTTCATTGTCAATCAAGCCACAGCAACTATTACAGGAGATGCGTTCTATAAGAGCTTGTTTGCTCAAATGACTCCGTACATTTTGGCCCTAACTGAAGGCTCATAAGTAATAAACAAGGAAAAATTATGTCAGGCGCATTAAACGTATTCAAAACAGTTGTAGCAAATGTAACCACCACTT